CTCTGACCGTGATGGCACAGGTTTCGGTGGTGGTATGTCGACTGGCGATGCCGAAGGTTTAGGTTCAGGTGCAGGTTCACCTAACTCATCCTTTGCTGAAATGGGTTTCACAATTGAAAAAGCAACAGTGACTGCGAAGTCACGTGCGTTGAAAGCAGAGTACACTCTAGAATTAGCACAAGACTTGAAAGCAATTCATGGTCTTGACGCTGAAACAGAGTTGGCGAATATTCTTTCAACAGAGATCATGGCAGAGATCAACCGAGAAGTGATCCGTACTATGAACTCACAAGCGAAAACTGGTGCTTCAACATCCAACACATCCGTAAATGGTATCTTTGACATTCAAAACGATGCTGACGGACGTTGGTCAATTGAGAAGTTCAAAGGTCTGATAATGCAGATCGAAAGAGAAGCAAACACAATTGCAAAAGAAACACGTAGAGGTAAAGGTAACTTCATGGTGTGTTCTTCTGACGTTGCTTCCGCGCTTGCGGCATCTGGTATGCTAGACTACGCACCTGCAATGAATACCTCATTGAATGTTGACGACACAGGAAACACATTCGCAGGTACATTGAATGGTCGTATGAGAGTATACATCGATCCGTATGCTGTCGCTGACTATGTAAACGTTGGTTATAAGGGTACTAACCCATATGACGCAGGTCTATTCTATTGCCCATACGTACCATTAACAATGGTTCGTGCAGTAGGGGAAGACACATTCCAACCAAAAATCGGTTTCAAGACTCGCTACGGCATGGTCTCAAACCCATTCGTTGGATCAACACCTGCAAACGGTCTTGCAAATGCGAAGACAAACCAATACTACCGTATCTTCCGCGTGGACAACATCCTCGGATCATAAGGTATACCTTAAAAAAAATAAGAAGAGGGGCGATGCCCCTCTTTTTTTTAGTTATTTTTTATTATAAATAGTGTTATGGCAGAATTAACAGAAAATTTTAATTACTTACAACCCACCAGTTTTAAGTTAACAATAGACAGAAGGAACTTTCCTAACTTGGAGTTCTTTTGTCAAACGATAACTCATCCAGGATTGATTGTACCACCTGCAGAAATGCCAGTGAGAAGAATGCAGTCCATTCCATTTCCAGGTGAATCACTAACGATAAACGAATTATCTTGTGATATTCTCCTAGATGAAAACATGACAAGTTATACTGAGATGTATAATTGGATATTGAGAAATCAAAGTACAAATCTACAGTCTCAATCAAAAATGCTAAATGATGGTAAGTCGCCAACATATGCAGACATCACATTATCCATTCTGTCAAGTCACAACAATACAACAAAACAAGTTAGGTATATTGACGCGATGCCAACATCGTTAGGTGATATACAGTTTTTATCTACAGCATCGGGATCTGAATTCATTGTATTCAATGCATCTTTTAGGTTCAGTTATTTCGACATAAAATAGGATAAGATAATGGGAAGAAGACGTAGAAGAAGAAGTAAGGCAAGGTTAATCGCTAGATCATTCCGTATCTTTAGAAGACCTACTACACAACAAGAAGTTATTCAGTTTAACCCTGACGCAACCGATCAAGCAATTGTTGAGAAAAAGGTTGTACTTCAAGATTCCGCACAGACAACCATTGACACATTCGATGGGACAGAATTACGTGCGGCACATTATTTTATTTCCGCACAGACATCTGGAGATAGTGCTCACCAAGCACAACAAATATTCGTAACTCATGACGGAGATACTGCAACACTGACAACATACGGTACATTACTACATGGAACAGATACAATCGTTACCTACGATGCGTCCATAGATGGTAGTGATAAAGTTTCGCTATTAGCAGATCCACAAGGTTCAACATTACAATTTTCTTTTGAGCGTGTTGACGTAAAGAAAGCAACAACTTCATAGAGGTATAATACATGTCAGTAGCACAATTTAGAGTAGAAAATGGTCTTATACCTGGCGAACATAACAACGCAGACCTTGGTCATAGCACAGCACAATGGAAAGATGTTCATGTCGCAGGAGGTTTAAAACTAGGAACAAAGACATTAGATTCAAGTTTTGCCTTGACATCAACTGACTTAAGTGTTAATCAGATAACATTAGGTAGTTTGACTATTGACTCTTCCACAACCTTTGGACTTGACTCTGCAGGTATCGTAAACATAATCAACGCCAATCCTACACTTGACTCCGCACTTGTTGTAAGCATAATCAATAACGAGACTCTTGACTCTACTCATGTAAAGTCACTAATTGCAGAGGAAGGTCTTGACTCTGCAGTGGTCAATCAGATTATTTCACAAGCAACATCTATTACCGACTCTTCATTGGTCGCACAGTTGATAGACAGTGCTTACGTACAAGGCAAAGTTCCAGCATCTTACTTAACAACAACACTTGATAATGATGGTTACATTCACGCAAATCAACCACTGATCCAGTCTTTCATTACAGGATTCTCTTCACCAATTGTTACCATAGACAGTGCTTTCATTCAAGCAAGGATTGACTCAGATTACATACAAGCAAGGGCAGGTGCAGGTACAGATAGTGCGGCAGTTATTGCATTGATAGACAGTGCATATGTTCAAGCAAGAACCACTGCAGGTACTGACAGTGCGGCAGTTCTTGCGATGATAGACAGTGCTCATGTACAAGGTAAAGTTCCAGCATCTTATTTAACAACCACACTTGATAATGATGGTTACCTCTATGCGAATCAACCACTAATACAATCGTTTATTACAGGGTTCTCTTCGCCAATTGTTACTATAGATTCTGCATTTATTCAGGCAAGGGCAGGTGGTGGTGGCGACTCTGCCATAAATGCTTCGAATGCACTTCTTGCTACAAATGCTACGAAATTGAATACCGCAAGAAACATTGCTATTTCGGGTTTTGCTACAGGTAACGCAAACTTTGATGGTAGTGGTGATATCAATATTAGCACAACTGGTGCTTTGTCAGGAAGTTTGGCAGGAAACTTAACTATTACAAACTATGCACTTCTTTCAAATGCAACATCTAACTGGACAGGTGATCCTGGTGCTCAAGGTAAAATCCAATATCACTCAAACCGTTGGTATATTGTTGCTGACCAGTCATCAAATAGGATTGTTCAGTTCCGTAGAAATAACTCTGATGTTAGTTACGTTGACAACTCTGGTATCTATCAGGGTAGAGCAACCTCTGCTAACTGGGCAGACCTTGCTGAGAAATACGAAGCAGACATGGAATATGAAGAGGGGACAGTTGTAGCAATAGGTGGAGATAAAGAGATTACCAAATACAAAGATGGTATGCCTCTTGCAGGAGTAATCTCATTTCATCCAGGTGTTCGAATGAACGTTACGGAAGAAAACATAGAAGATCCTTTATTTCCATTCGTAGCACTAAAAGGTCGAGTGCCTGTAAAAATAAAAGGTTCAGCAACCAAAGGTGACTATATAGTAGCAGATGATGATGGATTCGGAGTAGCGTGTAAAATAGAGAATTGTCCTCATTCAAATAAATTAATTGGTGTTGCCATCGAAACAGGATCGGATATGATAGAGGTAAAAATATAAATGCCTAGTTGGTCACAATTGAATACAAACGTTCAAAACCAATGCGGACCTCAGTTGAGAACATTCAGCGTGAGTTACAATATGGCAACTGCCGTTTACACTAACTCGTCTGGTAACTCTCCAGGTACTGCAAACTATGTTAACTCAGGAACTTCAACTCATAACCAAACACTATATCATTCTGATGGTGGTGCTCCTTATAATACATACAATGGCGACTTAGGGGGTTCAGTGTATACTGGTCATGTAATGCAATCGCAGGGGGTAGTAGATTCTTTCGCAAACTGTGTAAGAGGTACAGTGGATAGAATTGAAGCAGTGACTGGCAACCAGTCATACAATGCTTATGTGTGTCATACTAGTTGTCATTCAAGTTGCCATACGTCTAGAGGGAGAAGATAATGGCGGCATCACCTTCAGACATAAACAGTTGGGTTCAATCGTATGGAGGACCTCAACTTCGTACATTCGATAAAACCATTAACGTGTATACAAACGTATATACTAATGGTAGTGGTGGTAATAACTCAAGTACAAGTGCCGCATCGACAAACCATAGGTTTGAATATACAGGTGCCAATAATAACATATACAGTGGTTACTATGACGGTGGAATTAGTTCGGGAAGTATAATGTATGCACAAGACATCGTAGATACAATGGAAGATATTGTACGTAGAACAGTTGATGTTATTGAAGGAAGATACACAAACAGATCACAATCACATTACGTATGTCACACTAGTTGCCATAGTAGTTGTCATACATCAAGGGGAAGACGCTAATGACTATGCAAAAATCATATTGCAAACAGATGAGGTACTCAGGACCTGAGAGTCTCGCTCCATCTGATGCATACAAATTTGATGTTCTAATTCAAATGGAAGTCCTCGCAGGATGTGACCATGGATGTCTTGGTTGTTTCGTGGACAAGAATATAGATCCTAATATGAATCAAATGATTATCGATAGAGCAAAAGAACTTGCTGATGGAGTCAAGCGAACAGGTTTGAATCTCAGAGAGTTCGTAATAGGACCTACAGACTTCTTTACTGCAGAAAACACAGAATCAGTTTTAAACAATTCAGTAGTCCAAGAGATAATGAGAGAACATACAGGAGCACGTATTGCCGCACCTGCTAAGTTCGACAAAGTCTCTATGGAAAAACTACGACATATCTTTTCTATTCTAGATGACGAAGACAAGTATAGACGTGAAATGATCATTGAGTTTATCATGCCTATCGGTAGAATAAAAGAGATGCTAGATGATAATGAATACTATGAAGAGGTGATGAGGAAAGTAGACTTCTTCAAAAACGGAACACCAAAGCAAATGGATTGGTCTTGGACTTTACAAGCATCTAATGTTGTTGGTAAACAAATAGACAAAGATATCTACAATAGGATTATAGAGAGATCCGTAAACGATTATGAAACTATCGTGGAAATGAACCCTGCATTCTCACGTGCACGTAATCAATTTGTAAAACGTAAGAATCTATTTGCTTGGAATGATTTCCTAGGTAGAGTGATTGATGAGAACAATGCTAACGAAACTGTAATGTCTATGGCGAATCTGTATTGTAACTCAATAAACTTTGTAGGTTTGACTGTTATACCTGGCGAAGAAGGTCCTACCACACACCTAAATGTGATGCTTCATGAGCAAGCATTCTTTTTAGAAAATAAAAACTTAGATGTTACTGGACTATCTTTTGAACAGATACTACAGAGAAAAAATGAACTTATAGCAAAGGGTATAAATAAGTCAAGTAAAGTAAAAGATTGTCAGGATTGTCAGTTTGCTATCGCATGTGCTAACAGACTTGTATTTGAAGCACAAGAGTCTCTCAATGTCAAGGGATGCGTAATGAACAAAGACGTATTAGATCTATACAACCCATACGACTTTACTTGGAACGATGATGCAGAAAGGTTAATGGCATGATAGGTCAAAATTTATATTATTTAAATAATAAAAAATACTGTACAACATTTTCTAACAAAGATACAGTATTGTTTGAACTAAACTCATTCTATCATACTGGCACACCTCGTAA